GCGCCGACAAGCTGCCAGCGCCTCGGCCAATACTGGCCGCGTGTTCAATCGCCCTGATTCGATTTCGGTAAACGATTCGATCAGCCGATCGTTGCCAATCACCTGCGCAACCATTCGCGACTGGGCCGCCAAGCCGAGACCAGATCGACCTTGGGCGCCAGTACTCACCCGATAGTAAGCGATATAGCTTGGCATGTTAAATTCCTTGGCTAATCGAACCCGTAGCGTTGAAAAACAATTATTTCAATTCTATCGTCGGGTGTCAATACAATTGTAATGGCAACCAATACCTTAAGATACAGTAAGAATTCAAAGATGACAAGATTGGTAATGATTCCTATATTAGGATTATATTGGTATTTTATTGGTACTCGAATTCGGCAATAGAACCAACCCGGGAATTGCCATCGGATTGGCCATTCGTCGCAGGGATAAAAAACAATCGTTTTTGAGGGGCCGAAAAAAACTTGGGATGCTCGGAATCTGACCCGAAACAAACGCTGATTATGAACACCCCCCTTGGGGGGGGGTGTTCATTTCTCTGGGGAGAACCATCACCGTTTGTTTCGGGTTGGATTCTTGTCGCTTGTATCCCAAACGCGAAAACATGTTCGCAAAATTGGCCCTGGAACACGTTAAGGCGAAAACTTGATGGATCGTATTACAGCAATGCCGATCGTCGATTCTAGGGCCATACAAATCGAAATAAATGGCATACCAAAGAGCCAAATCAGAAACGTCTGGCAATTCATGCTGGGCCATGGTTTTTGACGATAATAGACTTATGGCGAAATCTAGACGAAAACCGAGTGCCGAAAACGGGGCCGAAACGGCTCCGGTTTTGGATTCGTCTGGAAGATTAACTGGCCGACCATATCGGCCGCGTGGAATCGAGCTTCGGCCAGAAATAGCGAAGAATAACGAACGCCATATTCGAGCAACATTTACAGTGGAAGAATTCTTTCAGCTTAGAACATTCTGCAATTGCCACGATATAGATATCTCGGCATATGTTCGGGCGATTGTGGTTCGATCGTTGCCTAAGCTGGCAGTGGTTCTACTTGAAGATGCTTCGCCAACCATGGCAGCGACTGGCGCCACAACGCCAGAAACGCTGGCCGCTGGCCGCGAACATGCCGAGCGTATGCGCCAGCGCAGGGAAGAATCCGAAGCCGCTTAAGATTGGCGCCAATCAAGTTTTATAAAGCAATTTAACCAACAATTCGCCAATCCAACCAATGGCAATGCCTAGCCAAGGCAACCATTGAATAAACTGTTTTTCATGATCATTTAGTGGTTGCGCCATTTTTAAATACTCGGTTGATCGCCTCGATGGCCGCGAGAACCTTGGTATCGAGCGCAGGTTCATTTTCAGCATATTGGACAAACGGTTCTGGATGGCAAGCCGCGTGGAATTCCCGGTGAGTGCCTAACCGATTAGGCGAAGCGTATTCGGAATTCGGTTCATCGCATTCGGGACATATCGACCATTCCTCGGAATGCACTCCTGGCGGTAGTGTTATGTCATCGAAGTAAGCATCATCGAATTGCGAAGCATATCGTTTATTGGGTGAGAAATAACACCCGTTCCATAGCAGTATGGGGCCATCGAATCGATCTTTGGGGTAATGCTTATCACCCGATTTCAGCACGTAATACGGGTATGTTTTCCCGGCGAGTATTGGCCGATAGCGCGTTTGTTCGCCGCAGAAATATAGGCGCCGTTCGTCATCTTTGCGCAGGTTCAATACGCCAACAAACACCGTAGAGAATTTCTTGCGCGCCATACGAACCCCTTGGTTTTTGTTATTTTTGCAACCATTCAAATAGCGGTTTTCCAGTTAAGAACCCCAATGGATTCTTTGGCGCCTTTGGTGGCTTGGCTAGTTTGGATGGCTTGGATTGTTTTTTAACTGTAGGTGAAATAGGGCGTTTGCCATATTTCTTAGGCGCCATTGGCTTGCCTGAAAACGTATAAGCTTCGGTTAATACGACTCTACGAATGGCCATGGTAGGTTCTCCGAATCAGTTGGATACCGTTCTTGGTTTCCCTGATTATTTTACCATGGAACAATCGATCCAATGAAGCTTGCAATTCCTCGGGGCTTATTCCTTGCCAGATTGGTTCATCGGTTTCGGAATGATGAACGGCTCGAAGTAGGCTAGCCAAGGCGATCTGGCCAATGGGGCGTTTGTGCCAAGCCAGCGCGGAACAAACGATTTCATCGATTTGGCTTGGTGTCATAGAACCCCCTTACCAAGTGAATCGATCGCCTCGGCCAATGCACTATTGGCCGAGGAACCCGCCAGCTTCATTCCCTCGATGGCGCCAATGGCATGGCATAATGGCGCCATGTTTTCAGCCATTACGCTTTCGATGGCGCCTTGGATCTGGGCCAAATTGTCTGGCAGCTTGTCAGATTGTCGCCTGATCGCTTGATCTGCCAATGCCTCGATGGATGGCCGCTCGGCTTCGAGCCGCTTCGCCAATGCGGTTTTGAGCGAATCGAGCCGATGGCGCAGAATCACCCGATCGTTGCGAACCGTTGCCAGCTTCGCCTCGGCCGCGTGAATAGCTGATTCATCCAATCGTGTGATGGCAGTGCCGATAGCGCCATTCAAGGCGATTTCAGCCGATTCTAGGGCCGAATCTTCGGTGATTGCTTCGGCATACCGTGAACGAATCCAATCGCAGGATTGGCGCAGTTCAACCGGAATCAGGCTGGCCATGGCTGAAATTGTTGCCAGCTTCGCCTCGGCTCTACCAACGATTAGCCGATCGAAATCGGCTTCGGTGATTGGCATACGAACCACGATTTCGGCGCGGTTCATGGAATCAGCCGCAATGGCAATCGAGCAATTGGCGCCATGAATTGCCATGGCCATCAATGGCGGTTTATTGGTTCGTTGCGATTCGGCCTTAGGTTTTGACGATTTGAACAAGCTGCCAATCATTGGGATTCTCCGGGGATAGGTAACGACTCTAGATTCACTGGATCAGGTTCGGGGATGAATTGGTTTTTGATCAGCGATTCAAGGTTTATTGGCTCTAACTTGATCCACTCGGAAACGCCGCTTGGGGTTTTTTTGGCAGTGGCCAATCCCTGCGATTTGGCCTTATCCTTTGCCAATTCCCACGTTGCCTTGCCGAATTGGGCATTCAATATCTTGGCTACCGCAGGACATTTTTTGGATGCTTCGGAATCATTTAGAATTGCCAAGAAACTGGCCAAGCATTCATCAACGTCTTGATCAGGAACGTCTTGATCAGGCTGATCAACGCTGGCCTTGGGATTGGTTTTCTTAGCCTCGGCTTGCTTGGTTTTTTTGATTCCTGGTTCGTCCGCAAAGGCGCCAGCTTCGATTGGCTGGCCCCATACCACACGCGGAAACGATCCAGTTGGGAGTTCAACGCCTTCAATCCGGTAGGGCCATTTTTGACTGATAGGGCCGTTATTCGTTTTGATTTGGCGCATTACCGTTTCATATGTTCCATTGAATCCACCCCATATAAACAAACTAGAGCGACAATAGTTTGAAAACGCAACCGAACCCATTCCGCGAATAGTAGGTTCGGCCCCAACGTCTTTATTGAGGTGTCGCAAGAGTAATACCGCCAGCTTCAAATCTCTGGCAATTGTGCGCAATGGCGCCAGTACTGCGCGAACATCAAGTTCGGCATTGGCCGACAAGCCACGGTCAAAGCATGAATAGATTGGATCGCATACGACGAACCGATACTGGCCTTGTTCGCATATGGCGCGCAGATTGGCAGCTCGGCTTGGCAGCAAGATTGGATCGGGAAGCAAATCGATGAATTCAAGCCGAGCGCCAGCCGCGATCAATCGACCACGCAATACTGGCAGATCATCTTCGGACGCAATGATCAGGCTACGCTCGAAGCCGCGAATGGTTTTATCACCGGGCATAGGTTCGGCTCGGCTGAGTCTGGCCGCGATATCCAGCCCGATACACGATTTACCAACGCCCCCGGGGCCATCGAGCATAGTCATTTGGCCGAGCGGAATTTGGCCATTCCAAAGCCATTCTAGCCGTTCATCGGCTACGTTTTGAGCGTTTACTGGCCATTGCCAATCATTGGGAATAGAGTCTGGCCTTACGCCATGCTTCAAGCCATCGATTATAAAATTAAGCGATTCTTGCTCTACTGGCAAAGGTAACAAATTGAGAACAAGCGCACGGATTTCATCAAGAGATAAAGGAACGGTATGATCGATTTCTTGATTAGTGGATTCATTGATTGATGGATTAGCAGATTGATTAGTTACTGATTTGGTGTTTGGATCATCGGCTCGATTAGCAGATTCGTCGATTAGTGAATTAGTGTTCGATGCTACGGGTGGATCGTTGCCGAGTGCGACAATAACAGACATACCGAAATCCTCTCGGGAATTGAGTCAATCCTGACTCTACGGAACAACGCTCAAATCACGTTGTCACAGAATAGCTTTGACGTGTCAATAGTACTGTAGCGTTTTTGTTATGTGTTTGTCAATTGGCGCACGGTTCGGAGAACCAAAACATCATGCCACGGGCGCCCCGTAGGTGATGGAATCCCCTGAGAATTGAGCGTTTCGGCGATGGAACGCAGAGTCTGGCCAGCTTCGCGCATATGGTTTATCTGCGCCAGAATCTTGGCGAAATCCTTGGCCCTTTGGGCGCGCCTAGTGGTTCGTGCTGCCAGACTAGCTTGGCGCGCAACCCGATGGCCTCGGAGGTGTTCGCGCCCTTGCCAATGCCCGGGGCGTTGCGAACCGAGTAAGGTTCCCTGCGCCTTGGCCTCGGCCAATGCCCGCTTGGTTCGTAGCGAAATCGCCTCGGCCTCTTGCTCGGCCAGTAAGGCCATTACGCCAATCGTCATCAAGTTCGCATATGGCATATCGGCCGCAATGAAATCGACGCCAGCGTCTCGGAGGCCAAGTAGAAAACTGGCGTTTCTGGCCAGTCGATCGAATGACGCAACGATCAGCGTAGCGCCTCGATGGCGCCGACAAGCTGCCAGCGCCTCGGCCAATACTGGCCGCGTGTTCAATCGCCCTGATTCGATTTCGGTAAACGATTCGATCAGCCGATCGTTGCCAATCACCTGCGCAACCATTCGCGACTG